GACATCCACGTCAGATGCACGTCTTAAGGAAGACATAGAAGACGCAAATTTAGCAACGTGTTACGAGACTGTGAAAAATCTCAAACTCAGGCGTTTCAAATGGCGTGATGATGTCGATGGAATCACAGATAAACACGTCGTCGGGTGGATTGCACAAGAAGTCGAAGACGTCATTCCTAAAGCTGTGACTACGGTACATGAGAAATATGGTCTCACGGATGTAAAGTTTTTGAATGCCGATCAAATTTATGCTTCAATGTACGGTGCGATTCAGAAGCTCATAGAAGACAAAGAACGCCTCGAGGCACAAGTTGCGGAACTCATGAAAAAATAAGACCTGTATCTTATGATGTTTATATTTAAATACATTAAGGTACACCCCAAATTATAATCCTTATTTAATGTAACAATGCCGAACATCGGGAACACGGGCGTTTTTACGAATGTGTATCTCAGGAAGGTTGAGGAGACAACTCCGAACGTGGCTCAAAATGTTGTGATGTCATACGACACAAAGAGTCACCAGGTAAAGGAGAGAGGTACCCAGTTCGTTGAGGCTTCTATATATTTAGGTGACGGTGGTCTTCTCTCAAATCTAAGTTTTGATCAAATTACGTCGACGTCTGCATTTGTGCCGTCGAAATTGATTTTTAGTAACACAGAGACATCGTTTGTCACAACCTCGAATGTGGGTATATTGAATACCGCACCAATACACACATTAGACGTCGGTTCAAATCTTTCAGTAGACGACGTTGGATCTAACATTCTCACGATTCGGGGTAATCTCGCGGTGAGTGGGAATACGACACTTACGGGGAATATCACTGTGCTCGGTGAGAGTAAACTCATCTACGCGAATATTTTAGTCGTCGAAGAACCTATTTCCCTTTTCGGTAATAATAACACTGGTACACTTGGGTATGATTTGGGTGCTATATATAAACGGGGTGGCACCCTGTCAAATGTAGGTATCATTTATAGAACACCACAAACCGGTACAGAAGAATTGGCGATCGCGTTTACGAGAAGCAGTCTCATAGAAAATGATATAAATCCAGATACGTCAAACTCTATAAATGTACACATTTACGGTAACGTGACGAGTGATTACTATTTCGGGGACGGAAGTACACTCTCTAATATTACGTTTCAACAAATCAGTGACTCACCGTCGGGAAATGTCACGACACGTTCGATGAAATTTTCAAACGTGACGACATCACTCGCGACTACGTCAAACGTCGGTATCGGTATAGATACACCACACGCACGTCTCGATGTACATAACGATATCCACACGTGGACTGTGCGTCTCGATCGTGCGGATAATCAATCAACCCCGATCCATATTCGTGAGATTGATATCTACGACATCGGTGGTCGAGCCATGACGATCACGGCGGCGAGACAGAGTAACTTACCCGGTGATCCCGGGTATCAAGCAGTATCGAATGCGTATGATAATAACCTAAATACAATCGCACAAACTGCGGGTACGGCTGATGATTTCTTAGAGTTTGATGTCGTTTCTCAAGTACCTCCGGGTTTTATTAAAATTTACAACGTCCAAGGTGTTCTCAAAGGCGATCTTACGGGGTGTGCCATCATAATCAAGGATGAAAACGCCCAAGAATACTTTAATAGACCGATTGAAGAGTTATTTGAAGACAAAGAATTCATTGTGAATCCAAGTAATCATTATGAACCCGTGATCCATGCATATGGACAGACACTTTCCAATCTCGTCACGAGTAACGTCATCACCGCGACTGGTCGCATGGGCATTAATGGGAATAAGGGTATCGTGATCAACGGTGACCCATCGTACGTTGAATATTCACAGTTTCACATCACGAGTGAAGATGGTGGACTTTCTGCGCGAATGGGTGTGGATCAAAGTGTTGGTTCGAACGGATCCATATTTATTCAAGGTTCGAACAACTTCAACACGGATAATGTCAATCTTCTTCTACTTCCGAAGAATGGTAACGTTGGTATTGGCACGTTAGTGCCACAAGAAGCACTCGACGTCGATGGGAGTGTTTTCGTAAATGGACGCGTCACGTTTGGGTCCACGGCGAGACAAACTATTGACATATACTCAAACACATACGGTATTGGTATGCAAACGGATGCACAATATTACCGTTCACCGTCAAGTTTTGCATGGTTCAAAGGTGGATCGCACAATACGTCCAAGTTTAACGCCGGTCAAAATGGTAGTGTGTCTATGGTCATAGATCAAAATGCCAAAGTTGGTATTAATACATCATCTCCGGAAAGTCAACTGCATGTGAATGGTGATATTCGAATTCAAGATGAACACCCAACATTTAGATTTATTGACACAGACGGTAGTCAAAACGCATTCGTTCAAGTAAACAATGAGTTCATGTATTTTGGTAACGCGTTCACAGATGGTACAGAATCGAATATCATGTCAATTAATTTAACAACGTCGAATGTGGGTATTGGAACGACGGATACAGATTCAAGACTCACGATTGTGTCTGGACCAGCCGCGCAAGGAAGTCTCACGCGTGCTGTAAAGATTAAACGTGCGTATGCGAGTACACAACCAGAATTGAACAACGTTGAAATGATGATGGTACCAAACTATAAAAATCGAGAATACGCATATTCCAAAATTCGATCATATTGCCATGAAGAAATCATTGGAAGTCCGAATAAAGATCGAGGGGCGTTACAATTCATCGTTGGATCCAACGAAAACGTGAACGGTATTCCAGCTTTGACAATTCTTAATAAGAATACCACAAACTTTGTGGGTATTGGTGTCACACAACCAACAGCTAATTTAGATGTCGGTGGTGACATGAAAATCGCCACAGATATTACATTTCCAACATCAACTCGTCAAAAGATCAATCTGTATAACACTGGGTATGGTATTGGCGTGCAAACGAATACACAGTATTTCAGATCTCCGGGTAACTTTGCATGGTACAGAGGTGGGTCTCACTCCGACGCGGAATTAAGCCTTAACGGTGCGGTACCGCTCATGGTCATGACATCTGCCGGACAATTAGGTATAGGGACGACACAACCGACGACTGGGTATGAACTCGATGTCGTCGGTGATGCTCGCATTCGTGGTCACGTGCACATTGATGCGAGTGATGCATTACTCAACATAACCGATGTGGATCAAGCAAATTATTCAAACACATACGTCTCATTCGGTCACGGTGGATCTGGAAATGACTGGGCGTACCTGAGACAAATAGGTACGGACAACGCAATCAAATTTGCGTTAGATTTCCACGACAATGCGAACGATGCTGGCTTTGTGATTCGTGACGTCGAATCAACTGGTCAGAATCCAGATGTCATCACAGACCGTTTTGAAGTCAAACGGGGTGGTAATACATTCATCAATGGAAATACGGGTATCGGTACACAACCAAATACAAACCGTCTCGCTGTAAATGGTAGTATTGAAGTTGGAACGTCCGGTATAGTAAACTTTAAGAATTCGTCGGGTGAGAAGGTTCGTTTATACAACGCGGGTGCAGATACAGTGAACTTTAGCGTATCCCAATTACCAAATGAATTGCGATATAATGTACCGACTGGGTACAATCACGTATTCCGAATTAATAATAACGAAAAGTTTAGAATTAACGAAACGGGTGATTTCAATGTGAGTGGTAATGTATATGTTGGTCAAAATGATAGTGGACTTGGACCTAAATCAATCCTTTTTGGTGGTACAATCGGGGATAATGGCTATGCAAACACCGTGATTGAAAATAGAGTGTTCGATCAGGCAAATACAGCATCCGAGCTTTTGTTATTCAAGGGGAATGACACAAATGATCGCATCCGTCTTCGTGCGGGTGAAATCGTCATAGACACGAAGGCAGCTGGAGCTTCGAGAACGGCAAATTCGCCAGTCATGACAATCAAGAATAGTGGATTTGTTGGTTTAGGTACCACAACTCCCACTGAACAAATGCACATGACCGGTTCATTACGCATCGGTGATACTCGCATGCGCTACACATCAGGCGATGGCTTAGTATTTGATAGAGTTGGAGGGACGAATAGATTACTTTCTGATGGATACGTATGTACTGGAACCACGAACAAACTCTTAACCACGGGTTTGACTGCGACATCAGCGACTATCAACGGTGATAGCGTCTTGACTGGAAACGTTGGTATAGGAACAAATACAACATTTCCCAATACAACCCTGCACGTGAATGGCAACATGCGCGTCGAAGGTAATATTCGTCAGAGACCGTTCGTCGTGTCTATTGGTGAAGGTGCTGGTGAAACTGATCAATCGGCGTATGGTGTTGCAGTCGGTTACAGAACGGGGCGATTTGGTCAAAATAATACAGCTGTCGCACTCGGTACAAATGCCGGTTACCAAGGACAAAAGGAAGCGGCGTTGGCCGTTGGTTACCTTTCGGGTGAAATTAATCAAGGTCTCAATGCCGTGGCGATTGGTTTTAAGGCTGGTCAAACAAATCAACACAATGATACCATTGTTATTAACGCCAGAACGACACCACTCAATACAACTCGCGCGAATGCGACATTTATTCGACCTATACGCGCGGCAACGGCCGGATCCAATATCATCGCGTACACACCTGAAGGTGAACTCATCGACGTGACGACTATGAATTTCAATAGTGGTGGTAACTTATCAACACCCGGCGCGATCACAGCCGCCGCGTATTATGGGGATGCGGGTTTCTTGTCGAACATTGGTGGTAATTTTACAAATAGTATTTTATTCTCAAACACCGTGACAGGTTTCGCATCTGTGACCTCTAAATATGGTATTTCAAATACAGCACCCATACACACGCTCGACGTGGGTGCAAATGTCGTGATACAAGATACCGGCTCGAATGTACTCACAGTTCGTGGAAACGTTGTCGCGAGCAAAATCACACTTGGAACTGTATCCATTACTCCAGCACACACACTTCAACAAGTCACAACAGTAGGAAATACAGCATCAACGACCGTGCAACTTACAAATGTAACAAATTCTCTCGTCACGAGTGGACGCGTTGGTATCAAGACATCGTCACCCACATTTGATCTCGAAGTTATTGGAACCGCGGCAAAAACTGGTGGTGGGAGTTGGTCGTCGACGTCAGACCGACGTCTCAAAGAAAATATCATTGATGCCGACCTCGATACATGTTATGACATCATACAGACCATACCACTCCGACGTTTCACGTGGAAGGAAGGTATCGATCAATTTAGCGAGCACCAAAAAGATAAAAACGTACTCGGATGGATTGCTCAGGAAGTCGAAGAAGTCATGCCTAAATCAATCGAGATTATTGATGAGAAATACGGTATCCAAGACCTTAAATTCTTAAACCCAGATCAAATATACGCGACAATGTATGGTGCACTTCAGAAAGCTATACAGAAGATAGAGCATCTAGAGTCGGAGCTTAAAAAAATAAAATGCTAATATAATATAAAATGTCTGGTGGAATTGCTCAGCTCGTGGCTGTGGGTGCCCAAGATGCGCATCTTGTTGGCCAACCCGAAGTGTCCTTCTTCCGCTCTACCTACCGTCGTCACACGAATTTCTCTCAAACGACTGAACGTCAAGTCATCCAGGGTAATGTGTCCAACAACGGTATGTCTACCGTTCGATTTGAACGCAAGGGCGATCTCCTCAACTACGTGTACTTCATGCCGATCAAGGGTGATGGCACGCAAGCGAATACGGTCGCTGATTGGACCACCGCTATTTCCAAGGTTGAACTCTTGATCGGTGGTCAAGTGATCGATGAACAAGATTCGACGTTTACGACGCACATCGCGCCGGAACTTCTCGCGACGAACCAATCCAAGTCGGTTGCCGGTGGCTTGTACAGAGGTGGTGCGAACGAACAATTCTACCCGCTTCGCTTCTTCTTCTGTGAAAACTGGCAATCTGCACTCCCGTTGATCTCTCTTCAATATCACGATGTTGAATTGCGAATCACGTGGGGTCCGAGCGCTGCGATCCACAAGTGGGAGTGCTACACGAACTATGTGTACTTGGATACCGATGAACGCGCCGTCTTCGCATCGAAGCCGCAAAACCTCTTGATTACACAAGTGCAAAACGCGGTCGCCTCCCAGGGCAAGATCCAAGAACTCAACTTTAATCACCCGATCAAGTTCCTCGCGAGTAACGCGCAATCCGGTGGGTTGATGACGGCGACGAACAAGATTAAGTTGCAAATCAACGGGACTGACGTGACCGATTTCAAGTTTGCGACCCCGAACTTCTCGGCGGTGTCTTCCTATTACCACGTGCCCTATTCGACGGGTAACAAGACGTCGTCTCTTTTCATTTACCCTTTCTGCCTCGAAACGTCCAAGCTTCAACCCACAGGTTCGCTCAACTTCTCGCGCCTTGACTCGGCGAGAATCGTCAGCACGGAGAATAACTCCTTAGATAAGATCTATGCGGTCAACTACAACGTGCTCCGCATTGAAAATGGCATGGGTGGTCTCATGTACTCGAATTAAATCACAGGTATTAGTATACTATGTTTTGGACTGTTATAGTCTTATTAGCCATCGTTTTTGTGCTCACTTACGATCCAAAATCCAGGACATTGGAAAAATTTGTGGATGCTAAGCAAGCACCAACGACAGTAGAGACCGGTAAGCACTGTGAAGACGCACATTACAACGCCGTGCAATTTGGACAGGCTGCATACGAGTGTAGTCCTTCGAATCGTGTACAAATGGGTGCAATTATAGGTGCTTAAAAAACTACAACGTTAGTGTACTATATCAATGTTTTCATACGATCGTGAAACCATGCTACTCGTTGCGGTCGTCGTGTGTGTCTTAGGTAGTCTGTACCTGTACAGAGAAGTCAAGAGTGCGAAACAAGAAATCACGGATGTGAAGGTTCAATCGAGTCAGATGGCACAATACATTAACGGTTTATCGTTTTACGAAGAAGAGGAAGAAAAGGAAGAAGACGAAGAGGAAGTCAAGGAAAATTCGAACGCATCGGGCGATTTGTCGGCGAAATAAACATATCCATAGATTGTAACTTGCTAATGAGCAATGAAAAAATACAAAGCGATTGCAATTCCAGTGACGTTTGCTGAAGGAAAACCAAGGTTTTTAACAGTGAGAGATCGTCGATTTAAAGAATGGATATTTGTCACAGGCGGGTGTCGACGTCGTGAAATATTCAACCCCCTTAGATGCGCTCTTCGAGAACTCGAAGAAGAAACGAGAGGGGTCGTAGCACTTAAAAAGGGTGAATATACGGAGTTTAAATTTATAGTTAAAGAAAATCCAATGACGGAACTTATATATCATGTATACGTGATTTTCGTTGATTATAAACGAAATGATCAATATGCACTCATAAAGAGATTTTATGAAGAAAAAGTAAAGACACAGATAAAAAAACAAAACAAACAACCCATAAAAAAGACGTATGATGAGAACGACTACATGAGCTTTGATACGCTCGAGGAGTTTAACACTCGTAAACGATGGAGTCGAATCATTGATAACGTGATAAAGAATCCAGAGTTTTATGCATGCGTGTCAGGATTGAATAGAAAAACATTCTCTATTAAGTAGTGATGAAGTCAAAAGCATATATTCTCAGGCAAATTAA